CGAAGGCCCTCCAGAGTCTATTTTAGGCTCACTCTCGCTTGTAGGAGGTGGATTGTGGCTCGTGTTCGCATTATTAACGAGAGAACCCATGCTGGGCGATCTGGTTATGAGAATCACGATACTGGGCAGTTGCACGATATCGTTGATTATGGGGAGGCCTTATCGGCTGTCCACCGGTGCGAAGACGACGATCCCGGTATTAATGGTGGATATTTGTATATCGACCATCAGACCGTAACAGGGGGCCGAGTTAATCAGCCTCGCGTTGGTCCTTACCCAAACTCGGGTCAGGACTTGCGTTGGATCGAAGATGCGGCATGTATTCCGATTCAAATATGGTCGGAAGCCATGTTTACTCACCACGAATTTCCGTTCCCAGTCGATGAGGCCGCAGCTTCTGCTGCAGCTGCTCGAAGCAACCCGTCACGTCCTTCTGTGGACTTGCCGGTCTTTGCTATCGAACTAAAGGACTTACCAGGTACCCTTAAAGGGCTTGGCGAGTTGCTATATAAGCCAAAAGATCCTCATGAATATGGGGAAATTGTGGCCCAAATAGCCGAGTCAAATGTTAACTTTCATTTTGACTACGCACCTTTAGTCGGGGATGTCACAAAGATGTTACAGTTCCATGATCTCGTTGAAAAACGAATCAAAAGATTGCACCGTCTTCGTGACCGCGGACTTAGATCCACTATCTCGTTAGGACAGGACACGTTTACGGATTCAGGTGGGGCTTTCAGCCTTGGCTTCTATCCGTTAGATACCTCTCCTTGGAAAGCTACCACTACAGCAGATTGTAAAGTCTGGTGTCGATGGGAGCCGACCGACGACTCATTAATTACCATGAGTTCGTCCGAGATGAGAGACTTAGCATGGCGTGCGGTTACTGGAATGAACATTTCGTTCGCTACAGCATGGGAATTACTTCCCTGGTCTTGGCTCATTGATTGGTTTTCGTCTATCGGCGATTACCTCAATGCGCACAGAAACACCGTTCCGTCATACTTAGCGGACTGTTTGGTTATGTACCATTCAATCCACACGTTTGAGACTGAGGATGTCCAGACAACTGGTTATCTGAACAACATCTCCTGCTCTGGCATTTACGCCAGATCTGAGACGAAACGTCGCAAACGCGTCTTTCCTACTATCACTGCTAGCATGCCGTTTTTAGATTCACGGCAGGCTTCGATTCTTGGCTCAATTAGCTTTCTCAAATCAATTTGATTTGATGTTGATTGACCTTGTTTCGGTTTTTCAACACAATTGAGTCAAGGAGTAGAACTATGTTCTCGAACACGATCGCAGTCACCATTGATGGTGTCGCAAAAACCCTGGTCCGTATTAAGGAGCAGGATTATTCGTCGGAATACTATTTGCGTGAGACTACTCAGGATTTCGTCCTGCGTATTCGCAACACAACGTATGCTGATAAGACGCGTGGTGGCAAGTCTGTTGACCGCCACAACGTGGAACTTATCAACACTGTATTCCCCGTATCCCCTGCCACTATTTCTGTGGTTCGGAAAACCTATATCGTATTTGAAAACGATATTGGCGATACGGTCGATCATGTGGTCGATTTGGTGCTCGGCTTTGCTGACTTCCTTACGGAGCCAGTCCTGACGCAGCTTACCAACCGCGAGTCGTAAGACTCCGGCGGGTTCGAGGCAGGATTAATCACCTTCTAGGAGCTGATTATGAAAAGCCTCGCAAATAGTCTACTCGATATCGCATTGGCGCTTCTTGATGACGCGTCAATGGCATACCCGCTAATGCGGGGGATTTCTCGCGATCGTGAGAGACTCTCCCGTATGTGCGAAAATAGATCTTTGACTTTCTTCAGTCTAGATCTCCCTCATCTCGACTCCTTGCTTTTGCAAGGACTTGAGACGGGCCGTCTTGTATGCAAGGGTCCTTGTTCAACACAAGTATCCAAGCATATCAAAGTGCCGAGATTATTCTCGGGGCTTTGGTTACGGATTTTTCGTACTAATGGTTGTCTGATCGATGACCCTGATGTCAATGCAATTTCTTTCTTACGCCAATTATTGGTGTTAGGAAAAAAGGTGCAGGTATCTTGTTCTCCCGATAGACTTAATATCTCTCTGGAGAACTACCATGACATCGAGCGCAAACTCCGAGAACCAACACTTGATTGGTTCGCTGACGAGTTTGATCCTTATAGCAATCTTCGGTCTGTTCACTTTTGTGACAGCTTGGATGTTGATCTTCCTCTCTTTCAATCCGAAAGTAGAGGCGAACAATATAAGGACGTCCTCGAACGATGTCAGCAAGTTGCTGACATCATATCCGAAAGTCTTGGTTTCGTCGAACCGGTTACCTTCTCAGGTGCTCGACTCGAAGAACAAGGCCGTTCCGGATTCAGACACGGACCCGGAGCAGTAGCAGATAGGCGTGGCAATTTCGATAAGTATGATATGCCACGCTGGTCCAAGAAATTGGACAATTGGTTTCCGTACCGTGAATGTGGTACGATTGCCTCTGATACTGTCTCAGTGCCACTAAATCACGAAGTGTCAGCGAGGCTACTTGCTGTCCCTAAAACAGCTAAGGGACCTCGACTGATCTGCAGTGAACCTACCGAGCACCAATGGTGCCAGCAGGTTCTTAGAACACTGCTCGTGGATCGACTTAAGGCTAATTTTGGCCAAAGGTTGATCTGCTTTGAAAGACAAGATCTTTCAGGGCAAATGGCACTCCGTTCCTCATCATCCAGATCATTGGCGACAATTGATCTATCTGATGCTAGTGATAGGCTATCCTGTTGGGCAGTTGAGCGTGCATTTAGACGGAATCCGTCTCTTTTGCACTGTCTTCATGCCTGTAGGACTAGGTCAATTCGTGATGAATTGTCTAGATTTCCAACAACCATTCGGTTGAAGAAGTTTGCCTCTCAAGGTACGGCCGTTACTTTTCCTGTACAAAGCATTTTCTTTTTGATAGTGGCTCTTGGTGTTAACATCAAGGGTACCCCTTCAATGGAGAAGATACTTCGTCTCAGTAAAAGTGTCCGCGTGTTTGGTGACGACATTATCGTCCCAAACGCTGGGTATGCTGATACCATCAACGTTCTTGAATTGCTCGGCTTAAAAGCCTCGAAAGCGAAGTCGTTTTCGAACGGATTTTTCCGTGAGTCATGCGGAACTGATGCTTATAAGGGTTACGATGTTACCCCTATTAAGCCTCGTGTTGTGGTATCCGATAGTGCTTCATCACGTCAAGCATTGATTGATACGTGTAATAACTTTTTCCACAAAGGTTATTGGCACGCATCAAAATGCATTGAATCGAAAATTGGAAATCATGTTGTAAAACATCTTCCAATCAAGCGATGTGATGAAGATGCCGTTGGGCTTTCCTCTTATTCTGGCAATAGGGTATCCCATCTAAAATCTAGATGGAATAGTAACCTTCAACGATTTGAATATCGCTGCTGGGTCCTAAAGACTCATAAGATTATTGAGCCTCGCGACGAACGTTTCGCTTTCCTTCAATATTTCACTGAAGGGTACGTTCATAACAATCTGCCAAGTGACGTTTTGCCATTTGTTCAGTTAAGTTATGACTCTGGTCAGGATAACGGCAATGATGAATTTACAATTAGCACTATTACTGACATCAGTAATAAATCTAATCAGTATTTGCATCGCTGTCTTTATTATTCTGGTTACCAGAACGGAGTAGCGAGACGTTCCCGCACCAGTGATGGTGCGGGGTGGGAG